GGGGTCATTGGGGTGTCGATCCGCTAACACCCCTTCCCCTTCACATTCTTGACAAGGAATTACAATCCAAAAGCAAGCTGTTTTAGTTTTGATGTTTGTGTAAGTCATATTCTCTCTCCATTTGTTTATTCTTTATTATAAACATTTTGTTACATAGTGTAAAGTGTTTTTGGTGAGTGCGGAACTGTTTCCAGTTCTGCTAGGGAATCTGGAGAGAGAACCTAGACTCGCACTCTTAATGTTTTTTCCTATACCTTCGATCTGTTCCACCTAATCGAACATTATTAATTATGTTTGGCGTTCTTTTTTTTCTTTTCCATTTTCGCCAAAACCAATACGTTAAAAAATCAATCATCGCAAATTCATCTCCGCTCTTTTTGTCGATTCTAAAGTTCTCCAAGACTCAAATCTCATTTGAATCGCTTCCCACTCAGCCTTAACAATATTAGCATTTGTTCGAGCTTCAACCATTTTTGTAACATGATCTTTATATTTAATATGCCGTCTCGCAAAATGTTCTGCTTTGGCAACGCTAGATTCATTCGATTGATTGACAAGCTCTGATAGTAAAACTTTTTCAAATTTCTCTAACATTCGCGCTTCCCCATCTAACTGAGCAAATTTTAAAGCTGTTTTTGAAGCGTTATCTAATGCAGAATTTATATCAATCATTTTGACCTCTTATAAAAATCGTCTTGTTGTGAAATCCAAATCGCAACAATGCCCCTCGCTAATTCTTTATTGACCTTAAACATTTTAGCAACAAGGGCTGGGGCTTCCCACATATTCGCGTCAGCTTTTTCATGCAAAGCATCTAAGTAAGCAAATATCTCATCTTTCATAATGCACCTACCTTGTTGGTAAGTCTTGGTCGGAAAATTTTTTTGTTCATTTTATTTTAAACCTTCCTTTTTAAATTTTCTTTCTTGCGCCAGCATAAAAATGTTGTTGCTCCTAGGGTCATCCAAGTTTTACCAACAACTTGTCCAGTCAAATAATCTAATGACTCAAACGCTATCCAAAGAAATACGGCACTGTCTACAATGGCTCCGACAACGCCACTTGCTAGGACAGCCATAACCAAACGCTTTTTACGAAGAGGCGTATAAACAGCCATGTCAGCAAGTTCCGAAAGTAAGAAAGCCACACCACTGGCAACGATTAAAGGTGTAGGTGCTACAAAAGCAGATAATATTGCGCCTACTAAAATAGCTCCTAAAACTATTTTAAGTGAAAAAAATTCGTGAACAACATCTCTTAAAACTAAAGCCACCCCTATTAAAAGAACTCCTGATGGGGCCATAAGGCCAGGGGCTACAGGAATTAAACATGGGCCTTTCGGAATACAACTCGTTCCTACGTTACCTATCATCCAATTTGCGACAGGTATGGTCACAAGAAATAAAATTAAGTATACAAATTTCGACATTAAAATAACTCCATATTTTGAGGTCTAGGATTCCAATAAATGGGGTTTTGAATTGAATCGATGCGTCTAGCCATCCGCTCTGGACAAATATTTAAATCTTTATAGTTTCTGGCAACATTTGCACTATCAGCAGATGAAAAAGGCCAACGATCTCCGCATAAAGAAAGTCCTCTTAGCATATGAATCCAAGGCAAATTTCCATTTTTTACTAACCAATTAAAAGCATCGTCCATTCTTCTTTCCCATGCAATACTGCCAACTTGCCAATACTGACGGCTTGAACCAAAACATATTTTACCAAACCCTAAATCTAACAATTTTCCAATATATTCTATAGGTTCGTGTAGATGCCACACCACAGCAGAACAATCTTTGCGATGAGGCCATTTTTTTGCTAAATTAAAATTATCACTATCTGTGCCATCAATTACATCTGGGACAACAGCCCAATGGGGATGAGCTAGGCGAGATTCTACCCACTCATAGTACCCATGCCAATCAGGAGCCTTGCCTTGCTTGTAATGCGTGTATGCTCCATTATCCCACATTATTGACTGAGCATAACACAAAGAAAAATGTGAATCTCTGGCATCTGCGTAACTGATGCAAAAATGTTTTCCTGATAATTTTAGCAATTCGCTTTTAGGAGTTAAAGGTGTGCCATGATAATGTATCATAATAATAAACCTTTTTAAAAAGGGATTTGGTCGTCTAATTCAGCCGTAGGAGCGTGTGAAGAAGTTTCTGAGGATGCTACTGCCTCAGAGGTAACAGATGCGCTTTGTAAGCTGTTATTTCGGCTATCTAGCATTTGCAAAACTGAATTAAACCCTAAAATTATTTCAGTTATATATTTATCTACACCATCGTTTCCAGCCCATTTACGAGTTTGAACTTTGCCTTCCAAATATATCTTGGAACCCTTCTTTAAATATTTTTCAGCAATACCAGATAAATGGTCATTAAAAATAACAATTTTATGCCATTCTGTCTTTTCTTCATTTTTATATTTTTCAGTAGTAGCTAATGAAAAGTTAACTATTTTTTTCCCATTTTGAGAATGTCTTGTCTCAGGTTCTTTGCCAAGATGCCCAATTAAAATAACTTTATTCAACATTTAAACTCTCCAATTCATTAATTTTCTTGTTCATTTCGTTTAAAAAATCAATAACTTTTTCTTCTAACTCATCAATTTTTGATTGATCTCGCTCAACCCTTTTAATAAAAATTTGATTTTTCACAGGCATTCGTGGGTCAAAAGATACAAAATCGCACCATTGTCTTTCTGTACAAGCCATTTGCCAGAGCATTTGATTTAGATATTTTTGAGGAACTTTCCCATCAAGCAAGGTTTCAATGTGGGTGTGAGTGTGGGGACATTTAATTTCAACTAATCCATCTTTCCCAACAAGGCGGTCTGGCGAGCATCCTGATTGGTCAATCTTTGGGTGATTTACAAATCCCACCATTTCCAGTTCCAAATCCTTATAAAAAGAATAAGACTTTGCAGCTTCTGGTTCGGTGTCTGACCCCCATTGCATTGCTGAATTTGAGTAAGATGCGGTTGGGGTTTTAGTCATGGTTTCAGCAATTAATTCCCCCATGTATTTTGCTCGACTTGCACCCCAACCTGATTTAGTTTGGGCTACAACGTCCGAAATTCTGGACGCGGTTACTTTACCCAATCGAGCTTCAAACCATTCGTCTGTCCCTTGAATTAATTTATCCATTGGACTTGCTTTTCAAACTTTGCTCTTTTTGCTTGAGCATATTTAATGCTTTTTCGTATTGCGATTTTGGAATGGATTCAAAACTTTTGCATCCTAAAAGTTCAAAATATTTCTGTAAATTAGTCCCAGTATTTTTGGCATAATCTTTTAGAAATATAATTTCTTTTTGCGAAATAAATTCTGGCTCAAGCCCTGCCCCTACGCCATCATCATCCTCAGAGGCTATGCCTAATCCTGCCATTAATCCATATCGTCTAGCGTATGTGATTGCAGAACCTATTCCCTGCATATCTCTTTTGTTTAAAAGTAATGGAATCCCACCATCATTAATAGAGCCGCCATCTTTATGATAAATGGTGGTGACTAAGACCTTTTCTCCTGGTCTATCGTGAACCGCTTGGTGAACAAATAAACCATTTGAACTTAAAGGCTTACGAATCATTTCCCAAACTGTTTGAAGGTCTGAATATTTATAATAATGCCCTTCGGTTTTTTTCTTTGCTCCAACAATTTCTCCTTGAAATTTCGATAGAGCCATAAACAATGCATTTTTTTTATCAATCATTTCTCTCTCCTTAAACGATTTTGTTAATTAATTTAATAGTTTCGTCACCCTCAAAAACTAGTTCATATTTTTGAGTAGCCTGGCGCACAACGGCCATCGACAGATCATACTGGTGACGGCTTCTTTTATCTTTGTATAAATCAGGATTTGCTACAGCCATGCGAATTGCTTTTAACGCAAATTCGACAGCTTGTTCTGTTGCTTTTTTCATTTCTCTCTCTCCAGTTTTTATTATAAACAAATTAAAATAAATTAAAACAATTTTTGTTGATTAACATCTTCCGTCAAAGGTTTAAAAGTTATGTCAATCAAGTGATATGAGCCTTTAAATTTGGATTGAATGGGCTTGCCAGTAGGCTTCAACTGGCGCAATTCATCAACATTTAACCGCATGATTTTATTATCGTGCTGAAGCTCAAGGCCACCCTTTTTGATTGCGTCTCTAACTTCATAATCTCTGACAGAGCAAAATTTGCCTTGCCAGAGTTTTGAAACAATTTTCTTTTTCATAGCAATGTCTCTATTGCTAATTGATCTGTGTCATTTAAATTTAAAGCAGTAGAATTGACGCTAACTTGTCTTATATGAATTTGTGCGGATTCTAAAGCTAAATTGTATGCGTTGCCACCATCTAAACCAACTAAAATTTCTTGACCTGCATCATATGCTTCGTCTTTCGTGTCAAAAAGTTCAAGTTCATCATCGTACATTTGATACAATGAATCACCGACTTTTATCGTATCAGAAAAATCTTTCGTTTTGATAGTAGAAACAATTTTGAATGTATATTTGAGTGTTTTAAAGGCTTCATTATAAGCCTCTTGTTCATTAGTCCCACTTGCAAGACTATTAATGAATAAATCAATTTTATTTTTTGTTTTTTCTGATAGCTCATTATATCTATTTTTCATGTCTCTCTCCATTTGGTTGACCAGACCCCCTTGAAGGGGTTTCGGCTCGCTCCCACAAGCCTCTTCAGTGGTCTCTCAACATCCCTCATATTTGTCTATTAATAATTCTAAATCCCATTCTGATAGATGGTTAGAATCTTTTTGATATTTTGGAGTATCAGCTTTAAAATAAGTGCCTCCTCCATTGCCATCATTCCATATTGTTCCTTTGTTGGTTTTGGCTTCATATCCTACTCCTTCACGGGTTTCAAAGTACCTTACACTTTTTACTTTTATCATTTTATGTCTCCTTTTGTATTTCTCATAATAATCCTCAATCTACATTCATACAGAGTGCTACGAAAAACATAAGAGTAAGAAGACACCCGCTAATTAATCCTATGATGTGAGATTCATTAATAAGTACTCCCGTTGTTTGGATTGAGACTGCAACATGTCCCAATCCAAAAAAGGTACTCATTAGACTAAGCACGAAACCCGTAAAATAAATTTTCATACCCATTCTCCCGTTTCCATGTTCTTGGCACGAATATGTGGATACTCAGATTTTAACTCTAAGACCTCCTCAAAGTTTTTTCTCCCAATGTAAATAAAACATTCGCCCTCACACTTATAGCAATGTTCTTCTACGTATTCTTGCCAAGGTCCATTATTATCTATACCACCAATGGTATTTTCCAATTTTCCAGAACCTCCGCATTCTTCGCATTCGATATGAATGTCGTAGCTATTTCCAAGATTTCTCATTAGTCATCTCCAAACAAATTCATAATGTCATGAGCTTCTTTGAGATCATCCTTATACAAAGCATGACCATTCTTATAGATCCAATCGTCTAAAGAAAGTTTTTTCCCCGTTTCAAATTTATAAGTACGATCTTCTTTATCCATAAAGTGTTTTGCAACCTCATGGTAAGTGTTTACATCATCCAAAATTTGAATTACTTCGTCGAACGTGTTAGCTAACTTTTCAAAATTTGGATCACCGTATTCCCGTATTCTACTAATATAAAATCTCTTTTCATATCCATCGTCTGATTTTTTTGGGTCTTTGTGATTTATAAAAATTTGGAATCCTTTGTAACCAAAAGATGGGCATACATCATGTTGATAACTAAGGTCTTCCCAATCTTTAGGAATCTCCAAATCTTCGATGCACTCTTTAAAATCGTCTCTCCAATTATTTACGTATTCCATTTTTAATATCCTTTTTAATTGTTGACTATTACTATCTTACATGGGATAATACCAACAGTCAACAATTTAAATGGAGAAATAAAATGCCAACATGGACACAAAACGAACTACACGTTTTTGGAGAGAGATCAGATATTGAAAAGTTTTTTACTTATATGGGTGAGAACATGGATTTCGAGAAAGTAATTACACCACCCGAAAATATGTTTCGCGACAATTTGTCTTCTGAAGATGAAGCTAGATGCAAAGCAAATGGAATCCCTACTTGGAGAGATTGGCAAATTGAAAACTGGGGAACTAAGTGGAACGCTTGCCATTGCGAGAAAGCGCAAATAGATGACTATCCTAAATCTAATAGCTCTTGTGTAACTTATAAATTCCTGACTGCTTGGGCGACTCCCGAACCTATAATCAGGAAGTTAATCAAGCAATATCCTGAGTTAGACTTTAGTGGAGGATGGGTAGACGAAGGTTATGATGGTTGCGGAAATTTCCAACAGTTTTGGGAGAAGTAAAATGGATATTGAAGACATTCTTGAAAGTACAGAGAGAGCTGTTAACCATGCTTTCAAAGCAATTCGATACGCTATTGAAAATCCTGATATCTATAAAGATCCAAAAAGTAGAAATCAGTATAACTTATCAATGGCTGTTTACAGACAAGCAAGCAAAAATTATGAGTTAGTTTTTGAAGACAAAGAACAAATCCGATTGATTGATCGGAGAGCATAAGTATTAACCATAATCCTTAAAACTTCG